AAACTTAGGATCTGCATGATTGAAGATCTTATGAGTTTCTTCACTCATTACTAAAGTATTTTCAGTAACGCCGTTATAGAAGAAAGTAATATTAATTTGCTGATCCTTTTTCAAGAATAGTTTCTTTTTAAGGAGACGGATATTCTTCTTATTATAGTTTACTACATAATCTATTCCCTCAGTAAGCATTTTACCATCAATATCCACACAGACTTTATTGCCTTTAGTAAAGTAATTATCTACTGGGAAAGTAAGAGGGAATCTATCTTGATCATCAGCACCAGCAATAAGATGAGTAATAGCAACTTTAATATTACTGAATTCTGGTTTGGTTCTATCTTTGTCAATATAAACCAATTCTAATTCTAACTCATCATCTTTATGAAGAGCAAGTGCATCATTTACAATAACCAATGATTGATTAGTAATACTATACCAATCGTCTGGTAGGTATTTATCAAGATATTTTACATAGTGCTTATATTTAGTAGCTACATAATTCTTGAACGGATAAGTTACTTTAAATTCATTTTGATAATCTGTCGTAGCTTTTAATTTAATAACCTTATTTACCAATGTAATATCTTCATTAATTGCATTAGTAGAATAGATGAAGTTAAAGTCTACTGCAGTGCCAATATCTAATTTACTATTTTTAAGAGTAATATAAGATCCACCATCTATCTCAGAAATATTGATATCATAATCTTTATTAGAGATAAACTTCTTACCAATCATTACGAAGAAAGTATTACCATTTAAACAGTAGTTTTTAAATGGTTCATCTATATAGATTTTTGTTTGGTTCTTAGTTTCTGTGATAGTAGTAGATTTGAAGAATCTAGCTTGAGAGTAAGTAGAATAAATGAAGATACAATTTACTTTCTTACCAACTGTATCTATTCTACTATCAATAGTAAGAGTATTTGTAGCTAAATCTACACTATATGTATTTGGTGATAAGAATACAGAATCTACTGTAACAATTAACTGATTTTCTTTTAAGAAGAAATCAGCGAATGGTAAAGTTCCTAAACTAATAGTATTAGCACCTTCATAAGTTCTAACTTTTGTTTGGAAGTTATAAGATTTATCTACATTGAATTTAGTATCCTTAGTAGATTTATCATAATAGAAATCATAGATAAGTTCTTTTTTACCATCTAAGATTTCATTAAAGAATCTTACTTTATTATAGTCGTAGATTTCATAATCTACTCCTTCTACTAAGAATCTGTCTTCTAATCTAATAAATAATACATTGCCTTTTTGAAGATAGTAGTCAAATGGGAATGGGATAATACCTACATAGTCGAAATAAAGATGGCCATTGATATCTTTGATATGACCGCCATTATAATCTACTAATAGATTACCATTTAAATCATATCCAAGATGATTTGGAACAAAGGTTAAATCTCTACCATTAATTTCTTGGAATGCAAGGTTTACATAAGAAGCAGTTTTTACTTTAACAGAAGCATTGAAGTCTTGTTTAGTTTCTTTATTCTTTAAAGTAAGATGACCACCAATATCATATAATGATGCACCATTAATAGCAGCATAACCTAAACCAGCAGTGGTATTTAAAGGATCACCAAATAAGGTTAGGTCAAATTTAATTCCTTTAATAGCTGCAATAGTAGATGCTGCAGCTCTTCTAGCTTCTAAACTATAATTTGAAGGTTTATATTCTTTAGACTGTAGAAGATTTGTCTTACCCATATTCTTATTGACGTTTGTATTATACATGAGGATATCATGTGGTATAATTTGACGTTCAGGAGTTTTGGTAAGATCTACAACAACATGCTCTTCTTCTACGTTTTGATTATAATTACCTTTTAAGACTCTTTTAGATTTCCATTCAAAACCATTATAAGAATCAGTAATTCTTTCTTTTAGAAGCCAATATTTAAAGATCTTGATACCATACTTATCTTTAGTATCGAATAATTTAATAATATTGAGCATCTCGGTTGTGGAAGACTTATACTTACACAAAGAGTGAATATTTCTTGCTAAAGATTTTTGATACTCAATAGGAATAACCCTATAATACGGAACCCCATACATGGAGAAGATAAATTCAATACAACGTCTATCAAGAATATCTTTCTTAATGATATGGGATTGAATATCTACAAGTATATCTACTAGTACAGAAATAATGAGGTAGATAATCATCATATCATGATAATTCTTCTCCTCTAATTCCATAGCATAAGAGTATACAGTCTCTAGCATAAACTTACGGTTTTGAGTATATTTCATCAAGAATTCTTCTGTAACACTAAAGTCTACATCAGATCCTTCTGGATACCACAATATTTGGAAGTCTAATTTCTTTCTAGCCTCATAGATATTAATCCCATAAGTTTTATATTTTAGATACTTATGATCTGGGTATTGAGATAGAATGGTATCTAAAATACCGAGACCTGATAATTCTTTGATTGTATCATTTGAAAGCTCATGCATATATGTAGCACTCTTATCATAATCTAGATAAGATGGGAACATATGCTCAAACTCTCTTACTGGAATACCCCATTGATCAA